TCTTCCATACTTGTTCCAAAACCATTGAAGTCTTGAACAAATGCAAGGAAATTGTTATATTCACCAGGGTCATCAATCATTTCACGAACAAGGTCTTCAGGTGTTGAAACACCATAAGAATCCTGAAGTTCCGCATTGTATAAGTCAGGGAACACAATGGATGCTGCAAGCATCTTTGCCCCAAACTTGGAAGAATCAATCTTCTGTCTGAACATGTTAGGTTTTCCAGTGACAGGAATTTCCCTGGTGCAAGATTCCCTAATATCATCAGATTCCCTGGTTGTCAGTGCCTTGATTTCCCATTCAAGCGGATTTCCCTTTTCATCACAAAGTGACTTGGTTGCAGGGAACTTCACATTTTCCTTTACAATTTTATTTTTCTTTAGAAAAAGACTTAAATTTGACATGGTATTTTCACCCATCCTTTCAATATTTTTTATTTCTAATCACAAAAAGACCCATGAAAAACAACCAGGTTTCCCTGGTTGTCAACATGGGTTTCTGTCTTACATACCTGCAAGTGCTGTGAACTTTTCAGGCATCTTGAAGTCTTCAAAAGTGAAGTCAAAGTCTTCATCAAGGATTTCCCCATCTGCATCAAACTTTGCAAGAATGCCACCATCAACATTGCAGTCCATGAACACAAGGGTCTGTCTGCCTGCTGAAGAAGTAGGGTCTTCATTTGTTACCTGGATTTCAAAGTAAACATCTTCACCTGAATCCTTATACTTTGCAAGAAGTTCCCTGAAGATAGAAGTGTTGTAGTGGAAGGTTGCAGAACCAGTTCCATTCCAACCAGTTGCCTTGTGACCCTTTCCAGTCTTTCCAAGAATAGCAACTTCAGTCTTATCCTTTTCAAAGGATGCTTCAAGGTTGATTGCCTGCATAAAATTGTATCTGCGACCATTGATAGTCACATAACATTCAGCTAACTTTGCAGAAATAGCATCTTTTGCTTTCATAGTTACATTTGCCATTTGAATTCATCCCCTTTCCTTATGCTACATATACAGTCATGTATAATTTTTCCATAGTGTTCACAACAGTGATGTTGTCAGTTACAACAACAGACTTCTTGGTTGCACCCTGTTCAACTGTTACATCTTCATCAGTGAAGTTTTCAATTGCTCTGATGTCCTGAAGTTCTTCATGATGCTTCACAATGTCTGCCCAAAGGGAAGTTCTTCCGCTTGCATCATTAGGAACAACACCAAGATATTTGCTGACAAACAGATTTGCAATGTCAGTTGCAACCTGGTCACATACTCTGACAGTCTGATTGTCCTTGAAGATGTCACCCTTGTTTGCAGTAGTAGTCACAAGGGAATTGATGTCAGTAAGAACACGAACCTTGTCACCAACCTGATGAAGGGTGAACTGACCTGCATTGATTGCAGCTTCAAGCTGTGCCTGTGTATAGTCAACACCAACAGTGAATTCACCATCATAAATCTTGTTTGTTGCGGATGCATTGATTGCAGTTCCTGCTGCAACACCAGTCACCCAGTAAACAAGGGATGCTTCATTTGCACCATCATCACTGACTGCATTCTTTACATTGATAACACCTTCATAGTCTGCTGCCTTATCATAGACAACTGCCTGGAACTTGATTCCAACTTCATCACGCATTCTTTTAGCAAATGCCACATAAAGTGCCTTGATAGTTGCTTCAGTTCCAACATAACCAATTGCATTGATAGAAGGATAAGATTCAACCTTGTCAAGGAATGACTGGTGTGCAGTTGCGTTTGCAGTTCCATTTGTACCACCTGAAAGGGCAGTTGCAGCAGTGACTGCAAGTGTTGCAGACTTGAATGTGACATAATCATTTGCAACAAGACCTGCTGAAGTTGCAACAGTCTGACTGTCCATCATAACCCCATCAAGCCAGGTCTGAACATCAAACTTGGAAGAATCATCAACATTTGCCTGAATAGCAATCTTGATGTCATTTCCCCTTGTTCCACCATAAAGTGCAGTTGCATAAGTGTTGGATGCCTTAACACCGCCACCATTCAATCTGTATGCATATAATGTTTTAATGTTTGCGAACAAATCACGAAGACCCTTCATCTTGTTATCTGCATAAGAATAACCAAAAATCTTCATGCTGTTCTTCTGAAAATCACCATTTGTGACTTCAAAAATCTTTCCTTCCTGACCCCAGTCAAGTTCAAGACCCATTGCAGCAAAACCCCTGTCACCAATGGTTGCAGAAGCTGTTGCAACAGAAATGAAATTGATGTATGCACCAGGAAGAACCTTGTTCTGTGCTAAAAAAGTACCACCGCCAAGTGCCATGTTTATTCACCTTTACCTTTCATATAATTTTTTGAAATCAGTGCATTCAGTTCAGCTTCTGAATACATCTGACCATCAATCAAGTTTCCACTAAAAAAGTCCTTGTATGGACTGAATTTTTCGGAAGCAACAATCTGTTCCTTGCTGAACTTCAGAACTTCTGCTTCCTTTGCATCTGTTTTTGCTTTCATGCTTTTCATCCTTTCACTGATTGTGTCAAATCCAATGTTTCCATTGCATCTTTGTTTTCAACCTTATAAACGAACATGTCATAATTGACAAAGAAGTTCAGGACACCATCAACCACTTCACCATGCATCTTTGTTCCCCTTTGTGGGTCACTTTGAATTTTGATGATTTCCAAGCAGTCAAACATTCTTTCCAGGACATCCATGCATTCAGCATATTTTTCATCATTGTTTGAAGGAAAATACTGGATGCAGAAAAGATTTTCCCTGAAGTATTTCTTGCCCCTGAACAGTTCATTTGTAGGATTCACACATAGAATGGAAAAACAAGGTTCATGAAGACCCTGTTCAATGGATTCTGTATAAATCTTGTAAGTATCACCGAATTCAGCATTCAGGGAAATGCTGATTCCATCAATAATTTTATTTATCATGTGAACAATTCCCCCATCTGCTTTTGTAGTTTCTTTTCAATGATTGCAGGTGCTGAACTTTGGATTTCCTGTTCAGATATAGTCAGCATGAATCTTCCATTCACCCAACCCTGGTGATTTGCAGTTCTATGTCCATATTCAACATAGGATGCATATTCAACTGGATTGATTATTTCAATGACATAAGCATTTCCAAAATGGTGAATTGGAAGTGATTGTGCATATGTGACCGCACTTTGATTTGTTCCTGCTGTCCAACCCCTGCGAAGTGTTCCACCTTTTTTCCCTGAACTGTTTGGATAATCACCAACAGGTGTCCTTTTGATGACCTTTGCAAGAAGTCTTGCTGCAAGTTCCTTTGCACAAGAATCAATGAAGGTGTCCACCTGTGTTTGGTTCAGCTTTTCCAAGTTCTTCTGAATCTTTTCAAAATCCTTGAAGTCAATAGTTCCTGTCCTTGCCATTATGCCCACCCCTTGAAAAGTTCAAGCACAATTTCCTGGTGTGTTTCATATAAGGCAGGCACACCACTTGATTTGTATTCAGTGGTCACATCATTCTGTGTGACTGTTACCTTTGAACCTGCCTTGACAACCACATCAGGTGCAAGAAACAATTTGATTGTCTGAACCATGTGTGCAGCAGTTTCTGTTTCTGTGGTATTTGGTGAACTGGAAAAAGACAACCTGCAAGGTTCATCTTCCAGGACAACCACTTCTTGATGTCCAACAGATTTGTTTGTCTTGGTGTATTCCTGATATTCAGTGATTGAACAAGTTCCTTTGTATAAGGATTCAATTGCTTTCCTTGCTTTTACCATCTGATTCTGCGAAAACACACCAAGTCACCCCTTCCATTGTTCATCAGGTAATTGATAAGACTGTCAACCTTGTCAGAATCTGATTCAGATTCATCCATTGTCACCTGGGTGTCACCTTCCTTGATGCTTTTGATTGCACCATTCAGGTCAAGGTCACCAAGTTCAAGCTGACCAGTCTGTTTCTTACCAAGAAGAAATTCACCACAAGCCATGTCAACCGCTGTGTGATTAAGTTCATCAGGGATTTCAGATATATTGCACTCATTCAAAATGGTGTTTTCCACCTTCTTCATTGCAAAACCAATCATCCAGGCATCTGATTCTTTGACTTCATAACCAAAGGAATCCAGTCTTTTCAGAACCATTTCAATCAATGTTTCATCAAGACTGGATTTCAGTGCTGTGATGATGGACTGCTTTGTTGCATCTGTCAGTGCCATATCATCACCCTTCTTTCATCAATTAACCCCTGGAAACAACCTTGCAGATTGCAATTGCCTTGTGTGGGATTGCAGTTGTACCATCATTGATGATGTTCCAGTTTGCACCAGTTGCAAGGTCTGCATTGCTTGCAGATGCAGTGATTGAAGAAGGTTTCTCAAAGGAAATACCATCAACACCGCAGATGTATCTGTCACGCACATAAAGTGTGTCCTGACCACCATTGGTCTTTGCATCTCTTGCCATTTCATAAGGAACTGCATCACCAATGTCATCAAGGATGATTGCACCATCACCAAGGATGAAAGTGTCATACTTTGCAGCAGTTGTGTCTGCTTCATAGTAAGAACCAATGTTTGCAACATCAGGACTTGCAACAGCAGTGTAAACATAGTTAGGGGAAGAACCGCTTCTTGTGTAGTAAGTCTTGCCTGCTACAAGTGCAACATCATCAGTCTTCTTGTAAGTAAGCACGATTTCACCAACAGGCATAGAATCGTCAATAAGAACAAGTCTTCCATTCCAAGTTGCAAGGGCAAGTTCTCTTTCAATACCTTCAGAATCAGTCTGTGTCATGAACTTCAGAAGTTTCATGTTCTCAAGGTTAGTTGCAACTTCAGAATGCATGATGACAAGTTTGAAGATGTTCTTGTTGTCACCGCAAGCCTTCTGAATTGCCTTGTTAAGGGTAGACATACCAACAACCTGGTCATCTGCCTGTGCTGCATTGCTCACATCATAAGTGTGCTTCTGAATGAATTCTGCTGCTGCATTTGCTGCAACACTTCCACCAGTAGTGGTCATACTGAATACACCCTGAAGGATTGCAAGAAGCATGTTCTGCTTAACTTCCATCTTGTAGTCAGCAATCTGTGCTGCCACATTATCCATGAAGTCAACACCTGCTGTGATGTTCTTGCTGAAGGACTTCTCTGTCCAACCATCCATTCTGCTTGCAACAACAAATCCCTGTTCAAAAGTAGTTGTGCTTGTAGAATCAATGTTGTGACCACCATCATTGTTCTGCGAAGTAGAACCGCTGATTCTTCCAAAGTAAGGAACTCTTGCATATAAAGAACCAGTCTGATTTGCAAGTGCTGCTCTTGCCTGCTCATTAGAACCAACTGCACCACTCTTTGCAAGTTCGTTTTTAGTTACATTAGGAATTCGCTTTACATAAGCAGCGAATGCCTGGGGATTGAAACTTTTAGAATCAAATTTTGCCATTTTAATTCACCTTTTTAACCTTTCGTTTTAGTTTGTTTGTATTGTTCTTTGATGCTTAAATTTGTGCATCAGGATTTTCTGCAAGGTATGCAGTAAGTTCAGAATAGGTCATCTTTGATGTATCAACACCATGGTCACCATCATCATTTCCTGATTCACCAGGTTTTGCACCCTTCACCTGTGCTTTCTTTGAATCCTTTGCATCAAATAGGTATGCATCAGACTTTTGAAGTGCTTCAATCTGTTCTGCAAGTCCTTTGACAAGACCATCATCACCAAGTTCTGCTTTGTCCAGGTCTTTCAAAAGTGCCTTGACAGCAGTGTTGTTTTTTGCCTTTGCACCAGTCAGTGCAGAATCTATTGCAGCATCAATCTTCATTTGCTTAATTTCAGCAGCATGTGCATCAGCAGCATCCTTGTTTGCTTTCTGAAGTTCAGCAATCTGTGTTTTCATTGCTTCAACATCACCACTGGAATTCTTCAAAGTTTCAAGCTGACCATCCCTGTCACGAACATCAAGTTCCAACTTCTTCTTTTCATTGTTTACTTCATCAAATCGTGCCTTTGGAATGAACCCTTTCAGTTCTTCCTGGGAAGCAGCTTCTGCCTTTGCTGCAAGTTCTTCATCAATACCTAATTTCACAAAATCTTCTTTTTTCATGGTTGTGTACCATCCTTTC